ACCCACTGGCCCACCACAGCAACTGGGCTCAGCTCTGTAGTGTCCAATGTAAACTCTGTTTCTTGTTTGTCAAGTTCGTGTACGATCTCAAGGTGCGCAACTCCCCACCGCTCTCTCAAAGCTTCTTTATCTATAGAGACATCTTTAGTGATATTGCGGACGAAATCATTGGCCTTCATCATTGAAAGCTCACCCCTGGAAGTCTTGCCATCTCTCGTGACAACAAAGTCTGGGGCCATAGTTGGGATCTGCTCGAAGTCTACCTTGTCATTCTCAACGGCAACGTGCAAGTAGCCTCTGGATCCATAAGCATCCCCCCAGTTGTGCTGGTGGGTGGCACCAACAAACCAGCCGTTGGCAAACAGCTGCTGGTGCTCGTGGAAGTGTCCGAAGAAACAAGCACTAAACTTGCGATTAGGAACATCCTCGGCCCTGATATCAGAGTCGTGAACCAGAACATAGTCGCTGCCTACCTTAGCTCCTTGCATGCCCAGGTGGGCGAACAGGATGCTTGGTTTAGAAGACAACTCAGCTAGCTCACCTGCTGACTCCAAGTTTGCTTTAGCCTCTGACAAACTCTCCGTGTAAGGGACGAACACAAAGTTAGCCCCCTCTACATCGGCGTACCCAACCGTGTCAAACACATGTATATAGTCGCTTAGTTCCCCCAACCCTACAAGGCTGTGAGAGTTGCCACCCCTGTCCCCCATATCGTGGTTCCCAGGGATCATGAAAAGCTCTATATCTTCATCTGCAAACTTGTGGAGACGATCCACCACTACATGCCGCACATCGGTAGGCACGGATGCCCTGCGGTGGAACAAGTCCCCGCAGAACACCACATGCTTTATACCTTTGTACTTGGCGTACTCTAGCATCTCATCCAACACTGCCGCGCTGTCTGCTAACCTGGAGTTATACAGACCCCCCAATCCATCGATAGGAACGCGACTTGCACCATAAGGAAAGTTATGGGCATGGAAATCTGAGAATACTAGAAAGTCAAACTTAGACATGCTTTACGCCAATTAACTCCTCAATCTCTGCCATGGCTTCTGGAGTCTGATTCAACCACACAATGGTCGCATCTCGCCCCTGGCCTACGTTGCTTCCATCATAGGCGTACCAGGCACCCTTCTTGTCAATGGCTCCGATCTCAACAGCTACGTCAAGAACCTCACCAGCACGATTGATACCCTCTCCGTGGAGCACATCAAACTCGCACTCACGGGCAGGTGGAGCAACCTTGTTCTTTACAACCTTGCAACGGGTGCGATGACCCATGTGCTTGTCGGCCTTCTTGATTGCACCGATCTTGGCAATCTGTACTCGCTGTGAAGCGTAGAAAGGCAGAGCCTTACCACCAGAGGTGACTTCGGGGTTGCCGAACATTACACCAATCTTCATACGAACCTGGTTAATGAACACTAACGTAGTCTTGGAGTCAGACACAGGGCCTGCAAGCTTACGAAGTGCCTGGCTCATCATGCGAGCCTGTGCTGCAACGTGGTGATCTCCTACTTCGCCTTCTAGCTCCTTCAAAGGAACCAGGGCGGCTACGGAGTCGATTACCACAAGGTCGAACGCATTAGACTCAATCAACTCGCGAGCAATGTTGAGCGCCTGCTCACCACTACTTGGTTGCGACAGAGTTAGGTCGTCCATGTCTACACCAATGGCTTCAGCGTACACAGGGTCAAGGGCGTGCTCAGCATCAATGAACGCTGCCAAACCACCGGCCTTTTGAACCTCTGCAATAGCGTGCAAGGTAAGAGTGGTCTTACCACTAGCTTCCTTACCGTATATCTCGACAATACGTCCACGAGCCCAGCCACCCCCAAGGGCAACATCTAGGCCCAAGGAACCTGAAGAGACTGTCTCAACCTTAATGCTACCCATCTGTGAGTACACATTCACTGTGTTGTCACCGTGGTCCTTGTTGAGCTTCTTCAGAATAGCCTCACGGGCTTTAAGCTTATCGTCTTTTTGATCTAATTTACTCATAATATCCTCCCAATAAAAGCAGCGCAGAGGGCCGTCTCTCCTCCCCCTCAGAACGAGATGACGGCCCTCCTACTGCCCCCACTTAGCTGCTTAGGCCCTGACGCATTAGCTCCTCAAGATCACTTGAGGAGGAGTCAGTCTTAGCTTCCACTCCGACCGAACTAGGAGCGGGCAGACTAGGTGAGTCGTTACCGGGTAGGGCAGCAACGAAATCTGCTGCACGGCCATCTCCGAGGAGCTTAACAAGCCCAGCGAAGTCCATCGTAAAGCCAACCTCATGGAGTGCTGGCAGTTCGAGGGTGTCCCCAAAGCCCGTGTCGGAAGGATCCAGATCGGGATACACTTCATAGCGAGTCTTGAGACGATCCTTATTGGGGATCTTGTTGATACGGATACCACGACCTTCACGAAGGTCAGTGATGTCCTTACCCGAGGAATGAATGATACCAAGGATTTGATCGAAGATCGTGATAGGACACGCATAGATCTGGATCTTTGGATCGCCCACCGAGAACGGGCACTCAGCTTCTGGGCGGGACTGCTTATATTCAGCCACATCAGATGCCGTGTATACTGGGTCTTTATCGACCACTACGTTCAAGAAGAACGTCTTCTTAGCACGAAGATCCTTAGAGAGCTTCTGTGCTTCTACGTTGGACTTGTCTGCACGGAGTGCCTGGACCACATCACAGATTGGGCAATCGCCCTCAAGGTCTGGCGTTTCCTTAGGACACAGAACAGGTCCCTTTTGGTCATCACTAACATTCCAATGCTGTGCGACCTCTCTCCAGAACTGACCCTCCAGGTCGTCCTTCCACTGAGGCATTACTCGAACGTTGTTCTCGCCGTTCTCTGGTCGCCAGAAGCGTGCCGAAGAACGAGAGCCGCCACGAGATAGATGCTCAGCATTTCTCTCTTTTTGTTGCTTTACAATATCTAGAATTCCCATGTTACTTATTTCCTTTGTATACGTTTTGTTTTAGAGTTATATCTGATTGTCCCTCAGCGCGATAAGTAGCACCCATTTGGATGAGCATATCGCGTCTGTGAATCATAGCGTCTTTCGCAGCCTTTAGCAAGCCAGTATTACGCTTTGCATCCAAATATTCCCCATGCGCTTTGACATACGCTGGGTCCGTAATAACAGAGTTTTCAACCATCTTCTCTGTCATCTTGACCCCAGCGGCCTTTCCATTAGTGCGATGCATGTGATCAAGCCTCGCATAAGTTCTTGCTAGCTCCTCCTTTAGTCTAGACTCTGAGTCTAGGGCTAGTTCGTATGCGGTTGCATACCAGGCAAACAGCTGGCCATGCTCCATAAAGTTCTCGTTGATATGCTTCCCCTTTAGGTCAAGGTGCTCCGTTAGGTGGTTAGGGAACGTATTACTCCCAATCCTGAACACATCAAATAGTTCTAGTTGTTCTTCTTGTTCTTCGCTCATGCCGCAAGCTCCTTCTTCTCCGCCCAACTCGTGGTTGAGTATGCAAAATCTACTTTGAGTGGGACCAAGAAATCGAAGTCTTCCATCACGTCCCTCTTCTTATTGAGCAAGTCTAGCTCTTCATTATGAACATAAGACTGAATCTCATCATGCACAAGGTTTACAATCATAGAATTCGTATTTTTGAACACTTCCTCGTGAACCCTGACCGTAGCGAACTTGAAAATGTCCGCAGCTGTGGACTGAATAACGAAGTTTCCAGCCTGTCGCTCGGCACGACCACTCATCCAGCCATAGTCTTTTCCTAGGATCTTGTAGGCATTGATATGGGGCAGATGACGGATCCTACCGAAATGGTTAGGGATTTCAGCCTTGTCACGGGCGATGCGTGAACACTTGTTCACAAAACGTTTAACTCCACGGTACTTGCGGAAGTATTGGTCAATAAACTCTTGGCACGCCGAAATCCACTCGCTGTCTGGAGCACCCTTATAGCGTTCTGGGCGCTCAATTTGCGTTGAGAGACCCTGGGCTCCTGCTCCATAGATGATGCCGAAGTTGATGGTCTTTGCCACAGAGCGGAGTTCCTTGTACTTCTTATACATCTCGTGCTCGTCATTTCCTAGCACCGAGATCATCTCATCGTAAGGAATGGCGAACATCTCGCAAGCGGTACGAGAGTGAATATCCTGGCCCTTGCTGTAAGCGTCCAGCATAATGGGGTCTTCAGAGAAGTGAGCCGTCAGCCTAACCTCAACCTGCGAATAGTCAGCAAACACAAAGTAGAAGTCTTCTGGGCAGGTGAAAGCCCTGCGGATGCGAGTATCGCCTCGTGGGATATTCTGCACATTGGGGTCTCTGCAACTCATTCGCCCAGTAGACACATTCTGGTTGAAACTCATGTGAATGTAATCGTCTTCAACCAAGTCCTGAATACCAATAGCGTAGGTATTCATAATCTTCTGGGACTCACGGAGGGTTAGGATGTCTTTTACGCCATCATTCTCCTTGGACAACTCCCGCAACACATTCTTGTCAGTCGCGTACCTGCCAG